TCGCACAGTACGGCGGTCAGGGTGCTGGCGGTGACGCCTGCGTTGAGGTCACTGATGACGTCGGTGTAGTCTTTCATGGGTTTGCTCCGGTTGTGGATTGTGGGTTTTAATTCCCCCGTTTTCGGGGTATTTAGAGAGCCTTGATTTTTCAAGATGTTCTAAAAGGGGATGTCGTCCGATTCAAAGTTATCCTGCGCGGTGGGTTGGCTCGCCGTTTGTCCGTAGTTCCCCGTCTGGCTGTAGCGCGCGCTTCTCTCCGCATCGGCTTTGCTTTTCTGCGATTTGTGCAGCATCGCCTGCATGGCGTCGTCGATGTCGGCAGCCGGCACGCCTGCGTTGTGTTCGCGGTAGCTTTTGCGTTCGGTGGTGTAGGCGGCAAAGAGTTCGAGCTTCGGCTTTACTTCGCCTTTGTAGTAGCTCCAGGTCTCTACAAACAGGCCGACGAAGTATTTGCCCAGTAGTTCTTGTGCGTTGATGCAGGCGGTTGGTTCGGTGTTTTTGGTCTGTGCGTTGTATTTCGGCACGGTGACGCTCGCCGGGGTAATGCCGGCAACGCCGCAGACACCCATCAGGCTTTGCAGCAGCCGCCATGAGTATTCATTGGCGCTGCCGTCGGCTTTAAGGTGCCAGATGGTGAAGTAGCCTTTTTGTTTATCGCGGGTGATGACGTCGAACTCGATGCCCTGCGCGCCGGTGTTCTGCGAGGTGACGAACTCGGCGCGGGTGATTTTGACGTGCTGCGCGGTGTTGCCGGGGATAAAAGTGGATGTTCCGGCTTTTTCGGCTTCTTGTTGGTCGAAGCGGATGGGTTGGTAGTTCATGCGGCGTCTCCTGGTTGTTCAGTTTGGGCTTCGGGCTGGTCTTCGGGTTGGGTTTCGAGTTCTTCGGGTTCGCCGATGCCGTAGTATTCACAGACGGCTGCGTCCACGGCAGCAAGGTCGTTGTCGATGAGGGCATCGGCAAACATGCCCGCCGGACTTTTGGTGGTGTCGTTGCCATTGTTCTGCGTTACAAAGCGGTATTTGCCGTCGATGACTTGGGTGCGCAGGACGATAGTGACCATGCCTTCCGGGGTGATTTTGTCGTCCAGCATCTTGCCGATGGTCTTGATGCTGGTGCGCCCTTGTTCGTTTTCCTGGGTGTGCGAGAGGATGTAGACGCGCTTGTCGGCGGGCAGGCTGGTGGCGACATTCAAGATGTCCCAGGCGTTGCGGCCGATGTCGTTGAATTTGTCGTATCCCTTTTCGTGGCTGCGGCGCATGAACTCGTTGGCCATGATGTACTGGAAGTCGTCGATGACGATGACCGGGGATTTGATTTTCGGCAGGGTGCGGCAGATGTGTTCGCTGTTGTCGCTGGTCATGCCCTTAAATTTGCCGCGGAAGGGGAGCGGCTTGCCGATGACGTTAATGAGCGCGGTTTGTTCCGGGTCGAGGTTGCGCAGGCTGTAGCTTTTGCCGCTGCCGGAATGTCCGAGGATGAAGGTAACGATTGCCATGTGGTTTACTCCTTGTTGATGTTGATGCGCCATGTAATTGACGCGGGTTTACGGTAGGGTTCGAGGTCTATGTCTTGCAGCGCCGGGATGGCTTTGTAGTCCACCGTCCCCTTGTTTTCGATGCGTTTCAGGGTGATGCCGCCAACGGCGAGGACGTCGCTGTCCGCTTCTTCCGCCAGGGCGATGAGCTGGTCTTTCACCGCCTGCTGCTGGCTTTGCAGCGCTTTGATTTGTGCGTCGAGGTCGCGGTATTCCTTCGCCAAGATTTGCGGTACTTCGTCGGCGGATGCTTCGAGGTCACGGGCAAACTGCGCCCAGCCTTCCTTGATGCGCGTGAACCAGTCGGCATCTGGGAAGACGTCGGCGATGGCCATGTTGTCCGGCGTGCCGTCCGATACGACAAACCAGCATTTTTCCGCGCCCGATACCATGAGCTGCTGTTGTACTTGCGCCATGTCGTGTTCGGCCAGTTCGCCACGGGCCGCCATGTTGAAACGGCGGCGGCTGGCATCGCTGTCGCGCAGCAGTTTGTGTTCGATGATGAGCGTGCCTTCAAAGTTGATACCGTCGAGGCTTGCCGCGATGCGGTCTTCGCCCTCGTACACCAAGGGGGTGATGGGTTGCCCCGCCATGTCTTCGAGGTGCGGCAGGATGGCTTTCTCGGCGGTGTGTCCGGCGGCGTACAGTTCGCGCTGATAGTCGCTGATTTTGGTGATGGCGCCCTGTTTTTCCCGCATGAGCTGTTCGCGGGTTTTGTAGGGGCTGATGCCCAGCATCGCGGCGGCGTCGGATGCGCCAAAGCGGGTCTGCCGCCACGCTTCCCATGCCGGGGTGTTTTGTTCGAGGTGGACAATGGTGCGGTTCATGGTTGTTTCCTTTCGGCGATTAGTTTGTTGATAGCGGCATAAAGCTGTTCGGGTGTGCCGTTTGTCAGCAGGTTCTCGCAGTTCGCCCCGCGTCGGTCGGTGTAGCTGTAGCGACGCAGGTAGCATTGCAACTTGCCTCGTCCGTAATAGTTGTAGATGGTCATTTCTAGCCACCCTTCGCCTTCGCCTTCTCGTTCCGTGAATTTCGCGTTAGCTTCTTCCACCTCGTGGGTGACTTTGCTGACGTGGTAGCAGTCGGCAAGGCGCTCGTAAACACGGGTCATGATTTCGCCATGCAGGGTCTTCATGGCGTTCATGCGGCTTTCCTTTCTGCGATGAGCTGGTCAATGGTGGCTTCGAGTTCTTCCGGGCTTACTTGTATTAGCAGCCTTTCCCAGTTGTGCCAGCAACCGCTTTTTTCTACCGTCCGACTTCTGGACAATCCGCATTCGTACAATCCTTGACAATGAAGTACGCTTACGGTCAGTCTTTCTTTCTCGTCTCCAAACTTTAGATAGGCTTCATGTTTGCGGTAAATCGCTTCCAGGTGTTCACCGTAGGTTTCGGCTAGCTTCCCAATAAGCATGGTGATTAATTCACCATGCGCTGTTTTCATGAGGTTCATATTCCCTCCCTTATGGCTTCTATGCGGGCAAGTAATCCGCGCTTCATTTCTTCAATATCGCCAGTTCTTTTTTCAAATAATCCGTCGAAGTAGAAGTTTTTTTCTCCGTTCAATTCACCTAAATACAGGGATATGACTTTCTCTCCGATGTCGATAAACATGTCGGCGAAGTCTTCATAACGAGAAACCGAAATGCAGTTGGCATATGGCGCGGCGGTTTGTTCCAGTTCGCGGATGTAATCGTCATATTCAAAGGTAATCATTTGTCGCTCTCCCAAAAGTTTTTGCAGGCGGTGATTTCGTCGGTGGTCAGGTCGTGGCGGGCGCATTGTTCGCGCACCCATTCCCGATGCGCGGCCGTCTTCGTCACGGCGGGCGGGTTATCTTCGCCACCGGGTACGATGGCGACGACGACCAGCAGGGCGATAACGGCGATGGTTTCGAGGGCGTTCATGCGCCCACCTCTATGCTCCCCGCATCCAGCAGGGCGCTGCGGTTTTGCAGCCAGCGGCGCATCTTGCGTGCCTTAATGGGTAGTCCCATCAGCCTTGCCATAGCGCGCCACGCGGTCGCAGGCACCGGTACGCCGTGAATGGTGTAACCGCCGATGCGGAATCCGTTCAGGTCAAAGTAAAATTTCACTTCCTTCTCGCAGCCGAGGGCGTCGGTGTATGCGCCCGTGAGCGCATACCCGTTGCTGGTTTTCATGATGGTGGTTTTCATGCTGCCTCCATATCTTCTGCTCTGCTGATGAGCCATTCGGTGTAGGCTTCGTCCGCTTCTTTTTGCAGGTCGCGGTAGGGGATTTGTGCGTCAATCATGTCGGCCAGGATTCCCGCGTGGTCTTCTTCGTGGTACTCGCTGAAGTCTTCGCGGTCGAGTTCGCGGCCTTCGTCGTTCAGGATGATGACGATGCTTCCTTCAGCTTTGACGGTTAGGGTTTCGCTGGTCTCTTCCGTGTACTCGGCAGGTTCCCAGTAGGTCGCTTGTCGTAACAGCTTTTGACCGTACCAGCGGCAGACTTCGATGCTTCCGTCTTGGTACAAGCCGACTTCGTAGGTGTCGTCCAGTTGTTTTGCCAGTTCGTGCAGGTTCATGTTCTTGGCTCCATCGTGTTCGTTTCGATGGGGGTATTTAATCACTTTAAGAGAATGCAAGCAACCCTAAAAGTGATTTATTTCTTTAACTTTTTATTTCCTAAAGTGATTTTTTTTCTGCGCGGGTATAAAAAACGCCCCGTGGGGAGGGCGGCATCAAATCCTCATCAAATCTTGTAAACCCGCGTGGTTGCAGGCTTCGCGCGTGGTTACGAGCGCAGCAAGGGGACGTCTGTCAAATGTTCAGGCAACAAAAAAAACCCCGCGCGGGGCGGGGTTTTTGATGGCTACTACTGTTACTGGCGTTTCGCGCCAAAGACACCTATCACGTTGGCGTCACCGTCTGCATAGGCGCCTGTCATTTCAGCAGCGTTTCCGACAGCAAAAAGTCCTTCTATCGCTTTTTTGTCCCCCTGTTTACCCAAGAAAACACTGCCTACGATTTTTGCATCAATATTTCCACGGTACCCATTCGGCAAGGCGAAGTTGAAAGATGCGTCACGGGCGCCAAAGTCCACATTGGCCGCAACGGTTCCTACCGCATCTTTTGGTGAAGATGAAATCAGGTCAGGCCAAGCAATAAAATCCCCCTTGTAGTTTGCTGTTCCGCTTTTAGGCATAAGGCTCTCTGGGGTGGTATTGCCTCGGTAGTAGGCCACATATATCGGGTTTGCATCCATGTTTTTTCCGATGCCGAACTGGGTGTAAAGATAGTTGCTATCATTGCTCGCCAGAAAGTAATCAAATTTCCTGTATGAGGTGGCACTAGCATATATTCTGTTTCCGATATATGCATCTACATTCCCTATACGCAAAGGTTCGTTTTCGCCAATCCCTTTGGCTTCTTCTCTGGTCGGGATAAATACTACATCAAGATGGCTGTTTGTATGAAGTTGCCGTTTGAATTGGTTGTATGCAGTATCAAGTTTGGAGGCTTTTTTGTCGCCAATTTCTGAAAGAGCGCCTGATGTAACGTAACCATGGTATGAAGACATGCCTTGTAGATTTTTTGATGCGTTTTCAGCTTCTTTAACATCTTGGGTAGTTAAGCCATACTTCCCCGGATTGGCATCTTGCACATTGTTTTGCGTGTTGGTGTTGGGCGCAAGTGTCTTGGGGTTATCCACCGCAGGGTTGTCGCCACCACCACCGCCACAGGCGGCGAGTGCCAGAGGGAGCGCTATCAGTAGTGCCTTGTTGGTTTTCATCGTTTTCTCCTGTTTTGTTGATTAAAGGTTTTATTCATCCAGGCATTGATACTGGATGGTCACAATATAATTTCCGCAAGATGTCCATGCGCCGGGAGAAATATTGCAAATAATCTTTTCCCCGCCGAATGGGTCGGCGCGTTTATATCCCCATGCCTTGCAGCGTTTTTCCGCGGTTTCTTGTCCTTTCGCTTTGTCAACTATGGGGGTTTCCAGCTCGTTATATTGGTAACTCAATTCTACTACGCCATCCGCCTTGCTGCCGCCCGTGGCGACAAGTTCTTTGGGTACATTGGTTGTACAACTAGCAAGTAATATACCAACGACTGCGAAAAATAGATGTTTCATCTTTAATCTCTTGACTAGTGATTACATTTCGGATTGCCGTAGGCGCTACCACCTTCGAGACATTCGCACGCTTCTCCATCTTTATCACGATCAAGGCTGGTATTGCCACCGTGTTCATCGTGGTAGCGTTGTGCTTCCTCTTGGTTACTAAAGTCGCTACACCGTACCGCATACACAGACGGAATAGCTGCGGCAAGCGTCAATGCTAATATTGCTGTTTTCATGGCGTTCTCCATTGGTTTAATTCAATACTGACCAGGTAAACACCCGCCCGATAATTATGATTTCTTCGATAGATACAAACTCGTCCGGGTATTCCACATTGTTATAACTGCTGATTTTTACTTGTCCTCCTGGAAGGCGATAGAGAATTTTGACGCGGAATAAATCGTCATGCCGGAAGGCGTAGATTTGCCCGTCCTTGATTCTGGTGTCGTCAAAATTCACGCCAATTGTCGTGCCCGGCGGCAATACTGGCTCCATGCTGTCGCCCTCTACGGTAAAGCACATGGCACGTTCGGGATTGACGCCAAGGCGGTGCAGGGTAGCTTTGGCAAAGGGCAGTTTGTAGTCGTTGTAGTCCTCCATTTCTACGCTGCCATCACCGCCCCTGAATGCAACTTCTTTTTTGAAGCGAATATAGCTGAACTCATCAGATGGCAACGGGCTGTTGCTGCTCCAGGTGCGATAGTGTCCGGGGCTGCCAATATTGCTTTCCGGCTTGTGTAATGGGGTTGGCACGTCGCCATAACCCACACTTTGCGTAACAGGGGTAACGAGGGCAGGGATGTTATCTTCCTCCCTTGGTTGCTGGGCAGGTGAATCACTCAGGGCGCCGAACTCCAGCTGGATGCGGGTAACGCCCAATGCCTGCGCCAGTTCGTCCATGAACCGCGGGCGCAACGTCTGCCCATTCTCTATTTTGAAAATGGTCGTCTGCCCTTTCCCCAGTTTTTCTGCCAGCTCTGCCTGCGTCATCCCTGCACGCTCCCGCAGAATCCTAACGTTTTCAGCAAGGCTCATCTGCGCCACCTTTGTTTATTACAAACTTGCAATAAATTACCACTAAAGGTGATGATGCGCAAACCTCTTTAAGAGTTTACTAACTCTCTTTAAGTGATAGAATAGGACGCAAGTTTCCTACGGAGTATCACTTTTTATGAATATCGTGAAGGTGGCAATCGCGGCATCTGGTGCAAGCACGCAGCGCGAGTTTGGCCAGAAGTTAGGTAAGGGGCAGACCGCTGTTGCCAAGTACGTCAAACAGGGACGGTTTCCTATTTCTGTTTTGCTTCAGGTTGAAGCGTTAACAGGCATCCCGCGCGACCGCCTCGCCCCAGAGTTGTTCGCGGGTTATGTCGCGGTCGAGCCGCGCAAAAATGCCGATTTGGTACGCAAGCCCATTGTCCCCGCACCCGCAGAAGCGGAGGCCTGACCGTGTCCGAATTTTGGGCAAAAAAAATGCCGCCTGGAAACTGGGCGGCAAGTACATGCGAGGTTTGATTATGCCTAATTTACACACTTTTGACAA